CCGAGTTTAGCGTCACTGTCCATGTCGCGGGCAATGCCGTAGGGCGCCAGAAGCTATCCGTGCGGTCAGTGCTGGCGTTGATTGCCGCGAACCCTGCCGCTGATGTTGACCCCGCTACCGTGCCCAATGCCTTGCGCCAACCGATGCGCGGATGCGTCAACGGGTAGTAGATGCCGGGGAAAAATGGCTTTAGAACGATCATCGCGCAAGTACCCCCTCGATCTGGTATCCGCTGCGCAACCCGTCATTGATCTGACTAAATAGCGCGCGCACACTGTCGCCGCTAAAGGTATCACCGACAAGATCAATGACGATGTTTTGCCGCGCCATTGCCGGGGCTGCGGATGCCGTTGCACCGCTCGCCGCACCGCCTGCGCCCGCAGCGGAACCAGACCGCCCCGCTTGCTGAATGGACATGACACCCTTTAGGCCAGCCGCCAGCACGCCCGCATAGGCCGCAAAACGCTGCCCGACAGTTAGCGGCTCTGGGCTGTTCAGCGCCTTCAACGCCGCGCCGTATGCGTCGATCACGCCTTGCACCGCGCCGATTGCCGCTGCGATCTTTACAGTTTTTTGCCCGCCAGCCTGCGCAATCGCCGCCATGCCGTCAAAGAAACCTTTGGCGCTTGTCAGCCCCCGGCTTTCGCCAGCCTCGCGGATGCCGTTCAAGCGGTCTTGATGCTCTTGTTCCAGCCGTTCGCGCAACTCGCGGTATTCTTCTTCTGTCAGTTCCTTTGACGCCAGCGCCTCGGCCAGAGTTTCTCGGCTGGATTCATACCATTCCGCTATGACCTCGTCCTCGGTTGCGAGGCTTTCAATTATGGATTCCAGCCTGCCCGCCATTTGATCCTCGACCGCCCCGCCGCCGCCGATAGATGGAACGGCAATGTCTGGAACGGCAATGTCTGGAAAGTCGTCAACGCCGGGGCGCTGCGGAATAGGGCTGCGCATCGGGGCGAGCGGAGAAGGGGCGGGTATGCCAACGCTAAAGCCGTCTGGGTTATCCAGAAACTCCTGTATCGGAAGATCACCAAGCCCGCCCGTGGGCGTAAATGAGTCTGGAAAGAAACCGTCTACTCCCAATTCGCGCGCTCTGACTATCTCATCAACAAATTCTCGTGTAGCAATTTGTGCGGCGCTCAAGTTTCCCGCAGCGCCTGAAGCCGCGCCGCTGATCCTATTAAGCCCTGATGCCATAGTCGGAAACTGTTCATTGGCATAAATAACGCTTATGGCGAGCGCGTCAGTTCCCGGCCCAAGCTTATCTGCAATGGTGCCCGCCATTTCCAGCAAGCCCTTGGACGCCCGCTCGATCAGCGGCGCAAACCGCGCAGCAAGAACATTGCCAAGCCCGCCGAAAGCCTCCCTAAGCCGTCCTACAGCGTCATTGGCCCGCTCGATAGCCTCTGCATCTGTCTGCGCAACCGCAATGCCGAACCGCTCTTGAAATGCCGTCGCATCATCGATCTTTGTGCCGTAGTCCTCTAGCATGTTGATTGCAGCGCGCCCCGACCTGCCGAATACCTCCATCGCCGTAGCGGTGCGAATTGCAGGGTCTTCTATCTCAATGAGGCGTTCGGCAATGCGCCTGAATTGTTCGTCAGGCTCTAGCCCTTGCAGGTCTTCAATGGAAAGCCCCAAAGCCTTGAACGCATCAACCGCAACCTGACTACCCTGGCTCAACTCGACAATCTGGCGCTGCATCAAACCCAAAGACGCCGCCAGCTTGTCGCTGGAAACGCCCGCCTCAGATGCAACCAGCGTCATCGCCTGAAACGCGCTTGTCGTCAGGCCAAGCGACCGCGCCTGCTTTGTCAGCGCATCCACATTGGCCAGTGATGCCCGAGTAAGCGCCACCATCGCCGTCGCCGCTGCAACAACCGCAGCCCCGATTGCAACGCCAGCCGCTTTGGCAATCGCTGGCAGACGCCCCATCGACCCCTCGAATTGCGAGGTGTCAGCCGTGACGCGCTGGATTAGGGGGGGCAGTGCCATTTACCAGCTATCCATCCATTCCCGAAGTTCATCAACGTCGCCTTGGTTCAGGCTTCCGGCATAGTCGCCTTCTTGGCGCGGTCTTTTAACGTGCCATTCCAGCATGATTTCGGCCATCGTCATACGCCAAAACTCCGAAGGCGCTATATCCCAAGACCTTGCCAGCATGTAAAAGCCGTCAAAGTCTATTTCTTGCGGCTCTTGGTTGCTGCCACCGTCGCCGCCTTTGCCGGGGCCTTTGGCTTTTTTCCAAGGTCAACGTTCGGCACAACCGCCTGCACATATGCCTCTTGGAACGACATGACCGCCGCGTGATCAGCCCCGACAAGATCGCCGTAGCATTCATCCTCAGCCGCCCGGATTCCGGCAGCCGCAAGAAAAGCACTGAGGGCGATTGCCAATTCCGATGGATCAGGGCCGACCGACATGCACTCGTGAGCAAGGCGCAGGTTATTGATGCCGCGCCCCTTGATGCGCCGCAAAAGCGCAATGTCAGGCGTAACCGTGACTTCCTGCCCGCGCCACTGAAACGATACCTCGCGGAATACCGACATCAGGTAGCAGCCGTGAACGTAACAACGCCCGCGCTCTCAAACGACGCCTCGAATGTCGCCGCCTCTGCGCCATCATTGCCGCCGGGCGCAAAGGAAGTCATCCCGAAGCTGCCGCCAAACGTGCCAATGCCCGCAATGACGAACGTCATCGCCTTCAAAACCTCAGTCGGATCAGCGGCCCAGACAGCAAGCGCTGCACCCTTCAAGACCCCCGAACAAGTCATTGAAACCGAATGAGTGCCGATTGTATCAAGCAATTTGCGCACCCCGTCATCATCCTTCGCGGTGATGTCGATATGCTCGCGGTTGAACGTCAGTGTGTCCGCGCGCGCGCCCGCAACATCAACAGTCGCGATCTGAATACGCACGTTGCGCCCTGCTAGTGCTGCCATGGTGAACCCTCCATATTTGGCCTATCGTTACTTTATCACATTGCAACCAACCGCGCTAGGGCAGGCTAATCACTCGAACCCGGATCATGCACCGCCGCGTGCGCCCGTCTGGATCGTCCATGAAATCCATCGCCTCGACCTCAGCCGCAATGAAGCCCGTGATAGCCCATTGCGTGCGGTCTAGCCTGTCGCTGGCAATTTCTGCCAGCCGTTCCAGCGCCCCATCCTGCGCGCGCGACCATATATCGATCTGCAAGATTACGTTATTGCCGGTGCTGTCTTTGGTGTTAAACCCGACATTTGAAGGCGCACTGATGGTGATATGGGGGAACATCGCATCTGAACCGCTGTCAGTTGCTTGTGGCGCGCGCCCCCAGAATATCGCAGCCCGCCCGTATTGCGTCGATAGCAGATCAGTAACCGCCGCCACATTGAGCCGGGCATATGTCGCCGATCTGATTTCATTGGGCGTCATCTGGTGAGCCTCGCGATGGCAGTTGTGATCCGCAGTTGGAATTTCGCCGTGCCAGCCTCAACAGCGGGAACCCATGACGGGCGCGGGGCTATGCTTTGCGTGCCGAGCTCTAGATATGTGGCGCGCGGCAACCGGCTTTCTATCTGTGCCGATAGAGCGCCCTTCTTGCTGTAGTTTACGCTGGAAACTAGCGTTCCGGTATCAGTAGCCGGTGCCTCTCCTTCGCGCGATGCAATATGCTCTATAGCCCCGCGCGTGTATGTCCGACCAGTTGCCGGGCCGCGCTGAATCCGCTTCTTTATGTCGGTTGTGATTTCAAGCGCCGATGCCTGCACCGCAGCACCAATCGCGCGCACAGCCTTTTCGCCATGCTCGCGCAACGCCCGCTCAACCTCCTGCATATTCTGAGGCGTGATGGTTACAGTCATTTTGCAACGCCCCTTTCAGCATCCACGACAAGCCATTTAGTGCCCATACTCTTGTCGTCATTCATGCCCACGATGCGACGGATGTTGTAATCCACGCCGCCAATCTCAACCAAATCACGCTCTAGCAGGCCGGGGAAATAGCGGCATGTCACCCGATACATTGCCCGTGCCTCGACCCTATCGCCCGCGTACACCTCGCGGCCTGATGCCGCCACAACCTGCGCCCGTGTGGCCCGTAGGACGGCGAAGGACATAGACGTGCCGCCCTCGTTGCCGGTGCCCGTTGTCGCCGCCGTGGTGAGCCGCTTGAACGATACAGGCGTGCGCAGGTCGCCAATCGACACAAGGGCGCAACACTTCATATCTTGATGACCTTGTAGCGGCCCACGATAGCCGCCGCGCCGCTGTCTGCATAGGCGTCGCCAACATCGCACCCGTCGCCGCGATGCGCATACATATGCGAGACCATCAGCTTGACCGCCCGGCGTAGAGGCGCAGGGACATTGACGCCGGACCCGCCATAGCCCGCCGAATACTGTATCTGGATCGCGTTGCTATCGCGCAAGGCAATCGGCCA